CCAAACAACAGAATGAGGATATATGACAACAGTATCACTCCTGAGACACCTAAGAATCCCGATTTTAAGGTATCAACCGTGTATTATCAGGTTGAAAACGGTCATGATCGTGATGGATTGGGTTCAGAAGAAAATTATTTCTGGAAAACAGCAAAAGAAAGGAAAGAAAGACTCCCATTTGAACCAGAAAGTGAGGTAAGTATCGATATCGAACCAGAATTAGGATAAATAAATTATTAAGGAGGTAAAAATGGTGATTAAAGTTGATAAATCAGACGAATTTGTTAAATCTGGTCGAAAATTGATCAGTGAATACGATGCTGATGCCTATTTTAGAGAAGAAGAAGAGAAAAAACCCGAATTTTTGAAAGAAGGCTAATAAATAAACGTATTACTTCAAAAACCCTTATAGATATATTAGGAAAAATATATCAAATTGAATGGTAGTTAAAATTTCTCGTGCATTTAAGGACATTAGCCTGTCATTTACGAAGCATCCTGTCACAAATGATGTGACTGTGCTGAAAAATGAAGATGCAATTAAGAGATCAGTCATAAATTTATGCCGAACACGCATAAATGAAAGATTTTTTAACGAATTATTAGGAACATCAATTGAAGATTCACTATTTGAGACAAATTTAAATGATATTTCATCTTTTTTAGAGAGAGAAATTACTGTTTTACTTAGAAATTTTGAACCAAGAATAAATTTAACGAATGTATTGGTTGATTCTTTAGTGGATTCACATGAATTACAAATAAGAATTGAGTATGAAATTACAGGATTACCCTTTCCGACACAAAATATCGAATTTTTACTTCAACCAACTAGGATATAATGACATTTTCACAGTTTACAAACCTAGATTTTAATACTTTAAGAGCTCAAATCAAGGATTATTTAAGATCGAATTCAAATTTTTCTGATTTTGACTTTGAGGGATCTAACTTTTCTATATTAATTGACACTTTAGCATATAACTCCTATATAACTGCCTATAATACGAATATGGCTGTCAATGAGTCATTCATTGATAGTGCGACTCTACGTGAAAATGTTGTATCACTGGCAAGAAACATTGGTTATGTGCCAAGATCTAAAAAATCTTCTGTTGCAAAAATTAGTTTTTCTGTAAATGCACCATCTGGTGCAAGTTCAATTAAATTAAATAGAGGATTAGTCGCTTTAGGATCAATACAAGGTGGAAATTATGTGTTTTCGATACCTGATGATATAACAGTCACTCCAAATAACAATGGAATTGCTAATTTTAGTAATATTTCAATATATGAGGGTAATTATCTTACAAAAAATTTCATAGTAGATGATTCACAACCAAATCAAAGATTTATTTTACCAAATGCCAATATTGACACATCTTCAATTCGTGTAGAAGTTGAAGAAAGTGGATCGACTGAGGTATATAACGCTTATACAAACATTTTTGAAGTAAATTCAAAGTCTAAACTTTTCCTTTTTCAAGAAATTGATGATGAAAGATACCAAATTATGTTTGGTGATAATATTTTAGGTAAAAAACCAGCGAATGGGGCTAATATTAAGGTAACATATATTGTTACAAATGGAATTGAGGGTAACAATGCCTTTAATTTTACGTTCTCAGGTAATTTAACCTATATTGTGGGTGGTTCTGATGTATCAGTTACGGGTGGTATATCAATTATAACAACACTACAAGGATCTGAAAATGGTGATTCAATTGAATCTATTGATAATATTAAATATCTTGCTCCAAGAGTCTATGCATCACAATATAGAGCAGTTACACCTAATGATTATAAGAGTCTTATACCCTTCTTATACCCAAATATTGATTCAGTAAGTGCTTATGGGGGTGAAGAACTTGACCCACCTGAATTTGGTAAAGTTTATATTACAGTAAAACCAAAAAATGGTGAATTTTTATCAGCTGTAGCAAAAGATTCAATTAAAAATAGTTTAAAGAAGTATACAGTAGCTGGAATAAAACAAGAATTTTTAGATTTAATGTATTTGTATGTTGAATACAACTCAACTGTATCATATGATTCAGGATTTGTTTCTGATAAATTAAACTTACAAAGTAGAATTTTATCTGCAATAGAACAATACTCAAAATCAGCAGATATTAATTCTTTTGGTGGAAGATTGAAATATAGTAAATTATTATCTCAAATCGATAAAGTTGATACTGGAATAACTTCAAATATTACTACTTTTGTGATTAGAAGAAATCTAGTTCCATCATATAATTCACTTGCTACTTATGAAGTTTGTTATGGAAACAAGTTTCATGCTGATTTGGAAGGATTTAATGTTCGTTCTTCTGCATTTAAACTTGATGCTGTTGATGGAGATGTATATTTAACAGATTTTCCAAATAATGATCAATTAACTGGAATAATTAAATTTTTTGTTATTGAAAATGGAGTAATTACATATATTAATAATAATGCAGGCACTATAGACTATGTGAAAGGTGAAATAATACTATTTCCAGTAAATATTTCATCCACAACTTTAACAAATCGTATTGAAATTGAAGTTACTCCCGAATCAAATGATGTCGTGGCAAAAGAGAACCTTTATATTGTGCTAGATACTACAGGAAATAGTAAATTAAACCTATTAGAGGATGTTCTTGTTTCTGGTTCAAATATATCAGGAACTAATTACATACCACCCTCTAGTTTCATTAGTAATAAAAAATATACAAGATAAGAAATGTCTGATAAAAAAGTCAAAATTTCAAATATTCTGGGGAGTCAAATACCAGATTTTATACAAGCAGATAATCCACTTTTTAAAGAGTTTTTAACTCAATACTATGAGTTAGAGGAACGTGAGTATGGTACAACATATTTAGCTGATCATATTGCGTCACTTAAAAAGATACCGACTGTTGCAGATATTTCTTTAGTTGAAAAACAAACAATTCCCGCACCAAACAGCACAATACCAGAATCTCCTGTTGTTTTGGCATCTTTAATATATGCATTTGATGATGAGATAACTGTAAATCAAGATGAAGGGTTTCCAGATACATATGGTCTTTTAAAAATTGATAATGAAATTATTACTTATACAGGAAAAAGAAGAAACTTAACAAATATTGGAACTAACAGTGGTGTTATTGATGCTGAGTATGACATGATCATAAGTGGTATCACAACCACTAATATCAGGGTTAATGATATTGTAAGTTTATCTTCACCTGTAATTACGGTAGGTGCAGGTAGTGCTATTGGAAATACAGTAGATAAAATTATCGTTATATCTAACACAAGAGTTTCTGCCATTGGTAACGGTACAATAACTGTTGATAGACCAATAACTGCAACTTCAACTTCGGATATAACAGTTGCTAATCCTGTAGAAGGTTCATTTACATTTACTAGAGAAAGTTTTACATTTACTGGTTGTGTTCGTGGGTTTAGTGGCATCTCTGCAATTGAAACTGCTGGTAATCCTGAGTTTTTAACATTTAGTGATACAAATGCATCAGCACACGTTGCTAATTCTTTAGTAGTTAATCTTAGTTTTCTTTTTGTAGTTGAATTTTACAAAAAATTTAGAAAAAACTTTTTACCTGGTTTAGAGGGAAGAAGTCTTACCTATGGATTAAATGTGGAAAACGTTCTATCAAGAGCGAGGGATTTTTATAGCTCAAAAGGAACAGATATTTCTCTACAAATACTTTTTCAAGTTTTATATGGTGAGCAAGTTGAAATAATTAAACCTTTTGACCAAACAATTGTACCATCAGAGGCTGAATGGGATATAACTGATGATATTGTAGTCGAAGTTCTTTCTGGTGATCCTTTAAATCTAGTTGGTGTTAAAATATATCAAGACTCTTTTACTAACCCAACTGCAAGTGGTGCAGTATCAAATGTAACAACAAAATTTTTAGGAAATACCAAATATTATCAAATATCTTTTTCTAAAGGAACAATTCAAGATAAATTTAATGTTTCGACAAAAACAAAAGTAGTTGGTACAGCTTCAACAACAGAAGTTCTTACAGTTGATTCT